AATACTCCGGTTGGTTGTATGATTCAAGTAACCACTCAACAAAAAAATTCTGATGGTAATTACGCAATAGCAGAAGCTTTATCTTTTATTTCTGGTATTCATGTAAGTGGTGGAATTGATAATCGTAAATTTATTAAAATATAAGGAATAGTAATCATGCCAGTGGTATTGTCTGAAGAAGAGTTTAAATCTGCTCTTCCCGCTCAAATGAGAAAAGCTGTAAATCCGCTTTTAATTATGCAGATTAATAACACTTTAAGTAATGAAGAAGAGTGGGAAAATTACAGAAATAGCCTATTGGATTATGCTTCTATTTTACAACAAGGTAAGTGGAAGCTTTCCAGTTATTTGAATGCTGTTAGATATGTTGGTTTTAAAGTTATGGGGCATACTAATAAAGTTGCCTATAAGAAAACTTTTCCAAAAAAATTTGAAAGATTTATACAAGAAAATACTTCTGAAAAAGACATATCAAGTTATACTTCAATGTATAATAAAACTAAATTAGTAAATCTTATCTTCGAACAAACACTTATTCCAACTTATATTCTTAATGCTCCAAAGTTTCAAGATGCTATTAATGTTCAAGTTAGTATAATGAATGATGAAAATGTTTCTGCAAAAGTTAGATCAGAAGCTGCAAATAGTTTAATGATTCATTTAAAGCCTCCAGAAACTAAAAAAGTAGAATTGGATATTGGAATTCATACTGATAGTATAATTGATGATTATAAAAAAGCCATGAGTAATATGGTTGAACAACAGATGATATTAATAAAAGCCGGCGGAGATGTAAAACAAATTGCTAATGCAGCAATTCCTATAGCAGAGGTGGTTGATCCATGAAAAATATATGTAAGACTTGTATACATAAACCTGAAAATTGTAATTTACATAAGTATGGTTGTATTCATGATCCTTATGGTAAAATTGTATATATGATAAAATGTCCTGATTATGTATCAAGAAATGCTCCTTGGTATGCTTTACGTTTTACTTATTTTAATGGTTTTACTGAAACTTTTACTAATGTTTATAACATTAATACTTTACAGACATTACGCCATAAAAATCAAAAACCTGTTAAAGTTGAAGTTAGTGCAGGAGGAAAATTTGAATTAGCAAATCTTAAAATTATTAAAAATATAATTTTAAAACATATTAAAAATTCTTTACAAAATTATGAAGATATTGTTACTTATATACATAATTCAAAACAAGTATTGGATATTATTTAATGGCTAAATATCAAAAGAAAACAGTAGAAGAGTGGCTTCGAGAAACTGATTATAGATTTATAGGATACATGCCTAAAGCCACAGCATTGCTTTTTGTAAATTTTATTAAAGAAGTAAATACTGGATCAGAAGAAAATGAAACTCCTCTTGTTCATTTAAAAATGATGGATAGAGTTTTTAATAAAGATAAACGATGTGCTATTTTATGTCATAGAGGTATTGGAAAAACTACTGTATTTGCTGAATATTTATTTTTATTCATTGCTGCTTTTGGTATATTTCCTGGATTTGGTAATGTTAATCTTTGTTTATATGTAACTGATAGTATTGAAAATGGTGTTAAAAATTTACGAAGAAATGTTGAATACAGATATAGCAATAGTGATTTTCTTCAAAGATTAATTCCTAATCGAAGAATTACAGTAGGTACCAACGGAGCAGGATATGTAGGTATGAATCAGTATGAATCAGATATTAGTGCTGGTAGAAAATTTACTGATATTCGATTAGAATTCAAGAACAATAAAGGACATATATTAATTGTAAAAGGGTACGGGGCAAAAGCATTATCCTTAGACACTGCTTTATTGACTGAAAGGGGCATTACCACCATAAGGGATTGCCAGGTGGGAAACAGCATTTTTGGGCCTTCTGGGGCATTAACTAAAGTAATAGGTAAAAGTGAAATTTTTCACAGACCCATGTACCAAATTACCCTGGAAGACGGCAGATGTCTAAGAGTGTGTGAAGAGCATATTAACAGTGTAGTGTGTAAAGAAAATCCCCACAATACAGTCCGATATGTTAAAAAGAATTTATCAACAAAAGAGTTGCTGCAATTTGATCTTCAATTACTAAGAAAGAGAACACGTAAATCAGGGGATGATTATGTTTCTCATGAAAACCTGTTATTTATAGAAAATACAAAACCCTTGCAATACCAAAAAAAGGAATTTCCTGTAGACCCCTACACATTAGGTCTTCTCCTTGGGGACGGGTCTATGAAGAAAAACGGGTCAACAGTATTACATGCTCACAAGGATGACCTTGCTTTTTATGAACAACTAATTCCTTATTCTTTTGGTTCAAGGTATGTAGATAAAAGAAACACTAATGTTGTATCACTCAGTCTTTTGGGTTTGTATAAAAAAACCAGACCACTTGATGTGCATGTCCATGGTGATTACAAATTTATACCTATTCAATACTTTCTTGGTTCAATAGACCAAAGGCTTGCTTTATTGCAGGGTCTTATGGATACAGACGGTAGTATTCAAAAAAATGGCAGAATGGATTATTGTTCAAATTCTATAAAACTGATAAATAATGTCATGAACTTAGTTAGAAGTTTGGGTGGTACAGCTAAAAAACGAAAAGTAGGTAAAGCATATCGTATTGAAATTTGGACCTCTAAAAACATATTTAGGTTACCCAGAAAAGCTGATAGATTTACTGGCACTCGTGTAAAAGACTTTGTAGCTATTATTTCTATTGATCATATCAAAAATGAGCCAAGTCAATGTATAGCGGTTGACAACGAGGAGCGTCAGTTTCTTGTTAATCAATTTATCAGAACTCATAATACAGGAGTACGTGGTGCTAAAGAACTTGGTCAGAGACCGACCATTGCCATTTTAGATGATCTTGTATCTGATACTGATGCAGAGTCCCCAACTGTTATTAAAACGATTGAAAACACCGTATATAAGGCTGTATCAAAAGCTCTTCATCCTACACATCAAAAGATGGTCTGGTTAGGAACACCATTTAATGCCCGTGATCCCCTTTATAAGGCTGTAGAAAGCGGTGCCTGGAGAACAAGTGTATATCCTATCTGTGAACATTACCCCTGTGAAAAGAAAGATTTTAGGGGTTCATGGGAAGATCGGTTTCCCTTTGAATACATTAAAGATGAGTATGAAGAAGCTCAAGCTGTAGGTGCCCCAGAAAACTTTAATCAGGAGCTAATGTTAAGAATTATGTCTGATGAAGAAAGATTAATTGAAGATAGTGAAATTCAATGGTATGCCCATAGAGATGTTGTAAGTCGTAGGGCTGCTTATAACTGTTATATTACTACTGACTTTGCAGTATCAGAGAAAGAAGCTAATGATTTTTCTGTGATATCAGTATGGCTATATAACAATAAAGGTTTTTGGTATTGGGTAGATGGCATCTGTAAGAAACAACTTATGGATAAAAACTTTGATGATTTATTTCGTTTGGCTCAAAAGTGGAATCCTCTTTCTGTTGGTATAGAAGTTAGTGGACAGCAACAAGGATTCATTGTTTTAATTCAAAAAGATATGATAGTTCGTAATATCTTTTTTAATCTGGCTTCAGATAATAATGGTAATCTAATGGGTATTAGGCCAAATATAAATAAAATGGTAAGATTTAATACTATTGTTCCTTGGTTCAAAAATAATATGATGTTCTTTCCTTCTGAATTAAAAGAAAGTATTGCCATGAAAGAATGTGTGGATGAACTATCCTTGGCATCTAAAGCAGGTCTGAAAAGTAAACATGATGATTTTATAGATACAATTTCTATGTTAGGAGTATTAGTTACTTGGAGACCCAGTGAAAGTATTAATATAATTAAAAATAAATTAACAGATATTTGGGAAATAGAAAGTAATGATGATAATTATGGTGATAGTTTACAATCATATATTGTATGATACATTTTATTAATGTATAATATAAAAAATTATAATAATTAAGGAGAAACTATTGTATCTACAAACATTTTTAGATGATTTAATTTATGATGAATTATCAGATTTATATGCTAGTACTAACCTTTCATCTGTAACTCTTACTGATGACCATAATAAAGTTTTTTCATTAATGAATAGTGGAATTCTTGATATATGTTCGCGAATAAAACTTAAAGAAAAAGAATGTGATTTATATCAACGTGAAAATAAATCTTTTTATTATATGCGAATTCCTCATGTGGGAGACCCCAATGCAGGAGATGAAGAAATTTATATTGATGGTACTGGAGAAGATCCACCAAATGGAGATATTATTCGTTGGCTTGAAGCTTTTGATGCAGACGGAAATGAGGTTTTTATTAATAGTCCCGGTCATCCCTATGATATTTTTACTCCACAATTAGATGTTATTAAAATAACTCAACAAGAAGATACAGATGTACGTATTATTTCTTTGGTTTATCAGGCAAATTATCCAAAAATAATTATTGATGATG